ATTGAATTTAACATTACTAATGGTGAAAACCCATACTCGGGGTACAATACTAAAGCTAATAGATACGAAGATTTTCTAGAAGCCGGTATTATTGATCCTACTAAAGTTACTCGTTGTGCTTTAGAAAATGCTGCTTCTATTGCTAGTACTATTCTTTTGACAGAATGTACTGTGGTTAGTAAACCAAAAGAAAAGCAAGAAGAAATGGGGGGAATGCCTGGAATGTTTTAAATTTAGGTAATGACTGAATTTCAAACCGTAGAACAAAAACAACTCATTGCTAAGAGAGTCCCACCTGGTGACAGGTGGGCTCTTAGTAATGATCCTAATACTGTAATTTCATCACTTACAGAAACATTAGAAAAATATTTCCAAAAAACACAATTTAATAAAGCATTCTATCTTGATCCCTTAGGAGGTGCTTTGTATGCTGTGGATAGAGTAGAAATAGAAATTAAACCCGAGCCAATTAAAACATTTGACTTCTATGGAGACGGTTACCAATAATACACTATAAGGTTTAGCTTATTTTTTAAGCTAGCCCATATTTATAATTATGAATTATTATGTTTATATCCATTTAAATCCTAAAACTAAAGAAGTGTTTTATGTTGGTATAGGTAAAAATGATAGAGCTTGGAATAAAGCAGCTGGGAGAAATCAATTTTGGAATAATTATGTTAATAAACATGGATTTGAAGTTGAATTAATAGCTGAAAATTTAACTCGAAACCAAGCTGGAAAAATTGAAACTAAATTAATAGCTGAACTTGGTAGAAGACAAATTGATGAAGGTGGTGTACTAGTTAATAGAAGTGCTGGTGGAGATGGAGGTCCATTAGGTTATACCCATACTGAAGAATTTAAACAAAAGCTATCAGAAGATAGAAAAGGTAAATGTACTCGTAAAGAAAGAAAATTAAGTGAAGAAACTAAATTTAAAATAAGCCAAAAGCTAAAAACCAGACCAACTACATGGGAAAAATCAGTTTTACAATTTGATAAACAAGGTAATTTTATTAGAGAATGGCCTTCAGCTAAGATGGCTAAACATGAGACCGGAGCTAAAAATATATTTGAAGTAGCTAGTGGTTATAAAAATCAAAAATACAAATCATCTGGAGGTTATATTTGGAAATATAAAAATTAATTTATACATTTAAGTTATGGATAAAATAGAACATTCACTTTGGGTTGAACGTTATAGACCAATAGTGTTAGATAATTATATTGGCAATGAGAATCTTAAAGATACTATGGCTAAATATATAAATGAAAATGATATTAATAATATGATTTTCTATGGACCTGCCGGGTGTGGAAAGACTACTCTGGCTAAACTCTTAGTTAAGAATATTGAATGTGATTTTATCTATATTAATGCTTCAGATGAAAGAGGTATTGAAACTATTAGAGACAAAGTATCGGGGTTTGCCAGTACAATGTCTTTTAAACCACTTAAGGTAGTTATTCTAGATGAGGCTGATTTTTTAACGATCCAAGCTCAAGCTTCACTTCGAAATGTTATTGAAACATTCTCTAAAAGTACAAGATTTATTCTCACTTGTAACTATGTAGAGCGTATTATCGACCCTCTTCAATCTCGTTGTCAAGTACTTAAAATTGTACCTCCTAGTAAAGGTGAAGTAGCAAAACATGTTTTTAAAGTATTATCAAACGAAGGAGTTAAGCATAGTGATACTGATTTAAAACACATTGTAAATCAATATTATCCTGATGTACGCAAAATGCTTAACGTATGTCAGATGTCTATTAAAAATGGTGAATTAGAGTTAGATAAGCAAACACTTGTATCATCTAACTATATTGATAAAGTTATTGAATTGCTGCCTAATAAAAAATCATTTAAGGAAATTCGGCAAGTAATCGCGGATTCCAATGTAAATGATTTTGAAGCGCTGTATAAAACGTTATATGAACGTGTAGACGAATATACATCGCGTCCCGCAGAAGCTATTATTATTATAGAGGAATACATGTATCATTCTAATTTTCGGATTGATAAAGAGATAAATATAGCTGCGTGTATTTCTAAACTACTTGAAATTTCTGGTAAAGTTGTTTTATAAAGACATTATAGAATTTGGAGATAGAAAATTCTCATTGTATCGTACAATAAGAGAATTTGAAAAAATAGATGCTAATATACTTAAAGATTATTGGCATTGTGATACAGTACTAAAAAAAGAAAACATATATTACTTTTGTAACGAAATTAAAGAAACAGAATATGAAGAAATCAGAAATGACAGCTCAACCACAAATTGATTTGAGCAAAACAACCACAATTACTACTGAATCAGGTAATAATGTGTGGCAACAAGGTTTTATTTTGCGTAAAGTTTCACGTTTTGTAGTTAACAGTTCGGAAGATGCTATTTTACCCGTCCCTGTTTTTTATGACCCATCTACAGGTAAGGTTTTAGCTCAAAGTCTTCCCCCTGAACTTCGTGACGAATACGATACTATTTAACCGTGACTCTATTCGACTGGCTAAAGGAACTAACCGGTGAAAAACGAGATTGGGACTCCTTCTCTGATAAAGAAAAGGAGTCCTTTAATCCCTATATGGTTAATCGTTTTTTATCTATGTATCAACCCTTTGTAGAGTTGATAAATTATGTACAAACTATTCCTTATACTGATAAGGAAAAGTACTATAAAATGTATTGTGGTTTGCTTCCTAAACAAAATGTTTGGCTTAAATATATTAAGTCAACTGTAAAGCAACCCAAACAAGAGTTAACCGAAGCTTTAGCATCTATCTATAACTTCTCTACCAGAGAAGCATCAGATATGATAAGTGTTTTAACTAAAACGGAATTAAAAACTATTCTTTCTAAAGCGGGATATCAAGAAAAAGAGATAGTAGATTTATTAAAGTAATGGACAGCATAGTAAAATCAGTTATAGAACAATTTACCACTCGTGCTGAGTTTGGTGAAAAAAAATATGGTGTTAATCTTGATAGAGGAGATCTCCAATTTCATGAATGGGTCACCCATATGAAAGAAGAATTGATGGATGCTATCCTTTATTTGGAAAAATTAGAAAAATTATATGCTAAAGAAACCCCAAATATTAAGGGAGATTCTTAATAAGGAATTACCTGAGGTAAATTATGCTTACCATAAGGTAATTTCATATTCTCAATTTTCAATGTTTCAAGGGTGCCCACATAAGTGGGCACTCCAATATAGAGATGGGCATTATGATGAATCCCCCTCTATCCATTTTACATTTGGTACTGCTATGCACGAAACTATCCAAGGATGGCTTACCACTATGTACGAAGAATCTGGAGCTAAAGCAGATAGTATAGATTTAGAAGAAACATTTAGGGATAGGTTTATTTCTTTATACCAAGAAGAATATAAAAAGAATAAAGAAACCCATTATTCTTCTCCCGAAGAACTAAGAGAGTTTTTTGAAGATGGAGTTGCTATTTTAGATTTTGTTAAAAAGAAACGTAATTTATATTTTAAAAAGAGGGGGTGGCATTTAGTAGGAGTTGAATTACCTATTTTACTTAATTTAGGTAATAATATTATGTATAAAGGATTTATTGATTTGGTATTGTATAATGAATCCGAAGATAAATTCTTTATTTATGATATAAAAACTTCTACTAATGGGTGGAGAGATAAAGATAAAAAAAACGAAACCAAACAAATGCAATTGGTTTTGTACAAGAAATTTTTTAGTGAGCAATATGGAATTCCACTAGAAAATATAGAGGTAGAGTTTTTTATAGTACGTCGAAAAATTTGGGAAAATTCCGATTACGTTATTAATAGAATACAACAACACAAACCGGCAGCAGGAAGAAATAAATTAAATAAAGCCGATAAGTTGTTAAAAGAATTTATCAACGAGTGTTTTGATAAAAAGGGTAAACCACTACAAAAGGAACATAAAAAAATAGTATCTAGTATGTGTCAATATTGTCCTTTCAATAAAAATAAAGAACTGTGCAATAAGCTTTAACCTCCCATCCTCCTCGTATACGTATATCCAAAACAATGCTATGAGTAAAAAAGAATTAACATTAACAAGCGTAAAGATTCAAAGTGATCTTTTCGATGAGTTTAAGATTGCGTGTGTGAGGCATAAGTTTTCGTTCCAAAAGTTGGCAGACAGAGCTATCCATTTGTATCTTACAGACGAAGATTTTAAACGAAAAATACACAATCACAATAATTTAGACATACAATAAATAAGGTTTTAAATGGAATTAGTTACGAAAATGGAGGGGTATATCCCTCAAGAACAAAGAAAGAAAATATTGCTACTATGTGATGATATCAGGACCCATTCAGGTATTGGCACAGTAGCTAAGGAGATAGTACTCCATACAGCACACCATTATAATTGGGTTCAAGTAGGAGCAGCAATTAATCATCCTGAACAAGGAAAACGACTGGATATTAGTGAAGAAACTAATAAGTTGATTGGGGTGAGTGATTCTTCGGTAGTTATTTACCCAAGTAATGGGTATGGGTCTTCAGATTTGGTTAGGCAGTTGATGCAGGTAGAAAAGCCGGATGCTATTTTTATATTTACGGATCCTAGGTATTGGGTTTGGTTGTTTAGAATTGAGAATGAAATTAGGAGAAAAATTCCAATTGTATATTTGAATATTTGGGATGATTATCCGGCTCCGATGTATAATAAAACTTATTATGAGTCGTGTGATGCTTTGTTTGGGATTTCTAAACAGACAGTAAATATAAATCATTTGGTATTGGGGGATAAGGTGAAGGATAAGATGATTTGTTATGTTCCCCATGGATTGAATCATAAAATGATGTTTCCGATTGATGAATCGTATGAAAAGTACGATGAGTTTAAGGAATTTAAGAGTAAATTGTTTGGGGGTGTAGAGTATGATTTTGTAGCGTTTTACAATTCAAGAAATATCCGTAGGAAACAAGTGCCTGATACAATTTGGGCTTATAAGCAATTTGTAGATAGGCTACCTTTGGAACAAGCTAAAAAATGTGCTTTTATTCTTCATACCCAATTGGTGGATGAGAATGGAACTGACCTACCTGCAGTTATTGAAGCATTGTGTGGAAATGATCCGGATAGGTATAACATTATATTCTCAACTGAAAGATTAGATACTGAAAGGATGAATTACTTGTACAATTGTACAGATGTTCAGATTCAGTTAACGTCTAATGAAGGTTGGGGGTTAAGTTTGACAGAAGCATTGTTGGTAGGTAATCCTATCATTGCTAATGTTACTGGGGGGATGCAAGACCAGATGAGATTTGTAGATGAAAATCGAGAATGGTATGAGCCCGATGCTAATATACCTTCAAACCATAGAGGTACATATAAGCAGCATGGTAAGTGGGCGTTCCCAGTTTATCCTTCTAATATTTCTATTGTGGGTTCACCTCCTACTCCTTATATTTTTGATGATAGGTGTGATCCTAAAGATGCTGCTGATAGGTTGTTTGAAGCTTATAGTATGGGGAAAGAAGAATTAAAGAAGGTAGGTAATTTGGGGCG